TCTTGCCGAAGATAGCGTCCCAGTTGTCAAGGTAGTTTTGGTTTGAGTTTCGAGACTTAATAGCGTCTCCGGTTACGTCATTTTGAGTAGCCATAAGGCCTCCTGAAATTAATGGTACATTTATGAGCACGGTAGCGAATCGCCTCACAGGGAGTACCCACCTGACACCTTAAGCCGTAAATAACGGTCACTAAGGTCCTAAGTTCTTAGAAATTGTGTGATTGTTTTGATACAGACTTAGTACCCGATCTAACTGGGAATAAGTACTCTGTAGCATACCTGATTCCATCTGAGAAATGCTCTACACCTTCGCTTTTATCTACAGTCAAACTATCTGGATTATTTTCTCTCCAAACAGTTCTTTCCATAGACTTAATGGTGTGTTTGCATCGTGGATGAAAGTACATATTGATTGAATCGTCGCCTAGCTTAAGCAAACGGTTTACTGCTTGCACGCTATCTGCAATTGGAGGTGCTTTGCTTCTTGCATTACACTGTATACCATAAGAATTTAGGATACTGAAGTCAGTCCTGCCAACAGCGGCACTTGACTTTCTCGCGCGACCCGATGGATCAGGATAGCACTGTACTCTATGTCCTTTTTGTATATACTTCTTTTCAATCGCCTTGGCCAAGGATTCCGTATCGGGGTGGCCCATGAATTCATCGATGAAGTGCATCTGACCCCCTCGTAAAGTGAAGACTGAACTGGCCATGATCGAAACGTTAAAATCAATAGCAATATGAACATCCTCGCCCTCCATGAGTTCGGTGATATCTCTGCTAACATGATCGCTCCTGTTGAAGTTATAAAAGACGTTATTACCTGAATCGTCAAAAGAAGCTTCGTATTCCCGTTTAAACTGGAAGTGATCAATGGTATGTTTAGTACGTTCGATTTCTTTAGCGTCTAGATATGGTGAGTCTCTATAAGTGAAGTGGTAGCTTTTCCATAGCTCATCTCTTTCCTCAAAGTTAAACATCTCGTAAAAGAAGTCTTTACCCATTGGAGTAGAGATAACTAAGGCTCTACCTGCGCTTTTTGCGCCGTATTCTTCCGCTCGATCTTCAGACCAACGCGTAGTAATACATGGTTGTATAACGGATTCCCATGACTCTTTAAGAGACGAACCGCCTCCACGCCAAGTGGTTACCTCATCACATACAACAAAATACTGTCCACTACCTCGGAGTCTTTGCGAAGCCTCGTAAGACCACAGCTTGAGTACAACGTTATTCGGGAACCAAAAAGTGCCTGAGTGTTGTGAACTCTTATCACAGTATTCATCCATTCCCATCTGATATGCGATCAGGGGGAAGTAGATATCAACTGCTTGCTGATAGGTAGGACATATTATCGCTACATTTTTATTAGGAATAGTGGCTGGCATGTTGACTAGTTCTTGAACTGCCAAGATTGCCGCTGTTGCCGCTAAGTAGGATTTACCCCACCCTCGTCCTCCACACACTACACCATAGCGGTTTTTCTTTGCAACAAATAAATCGTGCAATACTTCGGATTGTCCGGGATGCATAGTAATCATAGTTGTTTCCACTCCTTAAATCTTTTAGATGTAGAAGCAACACGGTATCTTACCATGCGATCCTTGATATTAAGTGCTTGCCCTGCTATAACTGAGTTAGGGTAAAGTATTCCTTCGATTGATAATTCTTTTGAGCTAGTAAATCTATTCTTGGTTTTATAAGCAATGTGCTTCTTTAACTCAGGAGTCGTTAGCGCAATGTAATCGGGTTTCCAAAAGAAGATACAGTCATTATGAGTGCCTAATCCTTTCATAGAAAGAAGTTTGTAAGCAGTAACAGAGTCAAAACCCTGTGCCTCAAGAGAATCACCTTCTTTAAATTCGTAAATATTAAGGGAATCACAATTGACAGCAACAATGTGTTTGTCAATATCTCCCTCAACAAAACCACCATGATTGTTAGATAAGTTGTAACAATTAGGGTCTTGCCATAGGGTATGCAACATCTCGGATTCGAGTGAGCGACACTCGTCCTTAGTTCCATGAGCCACGATTGATCGTGACCATTCTTTTTCGGGATTGTAAAAATCATCCCAGAATTCTTGGCTTCTTGATGAACAAATGTATCCGTCATCTTCTGCGCCTTTGTGGTATCCAACATAGACCTTACTGTCTGTTAAGTTGGACCAACAATAAACAAATGAGTCCATTGGGACCTCCTATTTATGTAAGTATGGGCCTTCATGTTGAATAAAGGGAAACTCTGTCACCAAGTGAGGTGCTATGTAAAATGAGTCTCTTCTGTCAAATGAGTAGCCAAACGCTAAACAGTCAGGCATGTATCGCTCTGCTATTATGTCATGCGTTTCGTTAGTGTAGTATTTTTGGTATTCTGAAGTAGGTATACGAATACAACCTTCTTCTATCATATCGAATTTACGATCCTCAAGATTTAGGAGGTCATAAACGTATGTAAGGTCTTCTTCTCTATTTTCAAATCTACCTATGAAGTTAGTTATCAGGTTTGCTTCACTATCTAAGAAGTAACCTAATTGAGGGTAACGGGAAAACGTTCTTAAGTATTCATAGCAATCAAATTCCCCGTTGTAAGTATTAAATATAGAACGAGGTAGCTCAAGATCTGCGTACCTCCATAATACCCACTCCGTAAATGAAATAGGCTCAAACACATCATCAGGTTTAGTCGTGTGGTACTTCCATTCTGAAAACTCTCTTTCAAAA